TAAACAATTATATGTCCAATGAAGAAAAAAGTCCTGATTTTGTAATTAATATAAAAGAAGATGGCAGTTACGAAGATTTTGATGAAGAAGCATTTGAAAAAATGTTTCCGCCACTAGATAGAACTGCACAAGACGACAGCAATAATATAGTGCCAAAACCAATAGTAGAAGATATTCCTGTCAGTCCTCCAAGGGCAGATGTATTAAAACGCGCACAAGATGTTTACCAGCAATTTAACGACGAGAAAAATGATATGATAAATGCAAATAGAGGCTTTATACCGCAACAAATACAAGCGCAACCAGATGCTGATGTAGTATTCGACAGTCAAGGTAATCCATACAGTGCAGCAATACCAGCAGGTAATGTAACAGGACTTAATATAAATCAAGCTAAATTTGACCCAACAGGTGGGCAACAACAATCACGACAAGATTTAGATAAAATAGCAAATTATGACATTTCTATAATAGATGGTAAAGAATTTGTACACGAAAAAGGTCTTACTGAAAAAGAAGTTTTAGACCAATATAAATTAAGAAATCAAAGTAATGGTGCTGGTAATGGTAATGGTGTTGGTGATACTGACATGCCAACAGGTAAAGGCATATTACAGGATATGAGCAACGCTGTTGAAGTACCTTTTAGACAAGATGATTTTGCATTTGACCAAAACGAAACAGCAGGACTTGATAGAGCACGTAATTTATTAGGAGAGCCAACAACTGTTTATCGTGACATTAATGGTAATCTTGTAGAGCCTAATAGTGAAAAACAAAAACCTAATAATTTACGTTATCTTGCAGGGTTGCTAGGCAGTATTATGGCAGACAGATATGGTAATCCATCACAGCCAGAAGATAATTTCTCAAAATATATGGCATATACACAAGATGCAATAAAGCAACAAAGATTAGATAAGCAAGCTATAGAAAGTCAATTTGGTAATTACAGAAATGAAAAAGGAGAAGTAGTGTATGGTGGCCCAACACCAGATGGTAGTTTCCAAACTATACCAGGATACACTGCAATAGACGATGACAGTAGTGCTAATAATAATGGTTATCCAAAACTTGTAGATACAGGTGGTGGTAGTAAAATAATGATGACAGAAACTGAGCACAAAGAGTACATGGAAAATCGAGGTAAAACTACGCAAGATACCTTAGATAATCTTAGTAATATAAGGGCTACAACTACTGAACGCGCAAGTAATTTTGATACATTATTAAAATATGATGATGATACATTAAATAAGTTTTTTAACCGAATGGTAGGACTTGAAGACGCTAGTGGCTTTATGAGAAACTTGCAAGGATCATTTGGTAAAAACAAAGAGGTTTACACAGATATATATAATACTTGGAACTTAATTGGTTCACAAAAAGCCAAAGAAGCATACGTTAATATATTAAAAGGTGCAGGTTCAATATCAAATTATGAAACTGAAATTATGAAAAAAACTATAGACAAATTAAATACAAATATGAGTGCAAGTACATTAAGAAAAGAATTAAAAAAATTAAAATTCTTAGAAGAATTTATTGCGCACAATACAGCAGCAGCAATACCGGGTTACTCTGATAGTAGCGGCACTTACGATAAACTAAATACAAAAGAAGCATTTGAATTGTTTGAAAACAAAAATAATAAAATTTACAATTTAAATGATTATCTTGATTATAAGAGTAGGCAAAAATAATGGGCTACAATATAGATACAAAACGTGATGCACCAATCCCAGATTTAAACGAAACATTATTAAATCAATTAATTGCATATCAAGCAGTACGTGGTGCTACGGCAAATTTATCAGACCCTATAGCCGCACGTATATTAGCAAATAAAAATAATATATCACAATATGATGCAAAAAGATTACTAAGACAGCGTAATAAAAAAGTATATGAACAAGCAAATAAAAGAGCACTTGCCTCAAATATTGGTGGCTCTGCAATTGGTTTTGGTAAAGTCATGAAAGCTGGTATGTTGCCATCACAATTGCTTAAAAAAGGCAATTTAGCAGCAAATGCTGGCGGTATGGCAGTGCCAAAACTAGCAAAAAGTAACGCATTAACAAGAGCAGCTAATACAGGTAAAGGCGCTGCTCTAGATAGCGCTGTTTATAGTGGGATAGCTACAGGTGTTGATACAGATTTTAATCCAGTAACGACATTGAAAGCTGCTGCAATAGGTGGCGCGGCAGGTGGGCTTGCACAGGGTGGAATAAACAAATTTGCAAATAATAGAATTGCTAGTAAAAATACTAAATTGCGTAAAGAAAACGAAGCAAACACAGTAGATATAATTAAAAAAAGAGATAATTATTATAAAGAAGCACAAGCTAAAAGTGCTCCGATAGAAGATGATGTAATTGAAGAAGCATTAGTTGGAGTAGATACAAATAGACTAGCGCAATTGCCTGAAAACAGTAAAGTAGGTGTATATTATAACAAATTACGCGAACAAATTAAGCCAGTTGAGCAACCAGCAAGCAATATAATACCTGAAGATAGCTTACAAGCTGAATTTAAAGCAATGGGATTAAAACCATACAGTACAATGCCAAAAGATGAACTTGTAATACCAAACACAACAGTGTCAAAAAAAGATTTTACAACTAATGATTTATTTAATTTGCAAACAAATTTAAATAGAAACTTTGATAGTTTAATACCAAACGAAAGAGAGGTACTTAGACAAATTAATAATAATTTAAATAAAAATATATTAAAGTATAGTAACCCTGGAGCACGTTTTTCACAATCGCGATACATATTAGGAAATAAGAAAAATTCACAAATTTCTCAAATAAACAAATTAGAAAATATAATAGGTAGGAAAAATAATTATGATAGTGCTGGTAATGTAATTAAAGGAAAAATTCAACAACCAGAAGAAGTGCAAAATGTTGCAAAAGAATTACGAGAAATTTATAGAGCTAAACGAACGGCAAACAATAGACCAGACACAAACTCCCAACAAGATAATTTAATAAATGAAATAGAAAGTATAGCAAGTAAAAAACCAGGGTTATCTGGCAGATTGTCAAAATTAGCTATATCTGATAATACAACAAGTATGGGGCCAATTGGCGTAATGTCACTGGTGAGTGGCGCAACTGGTGGCGCAACTGTTGGTGGTCTGGCTGGTGGTACTGTTGGTGGTCTGGCTGGTGGTGCATTAGTACCTGCGTTGTTATTAGGTGGTGCTGAAGTTGCAAGAATATCTGTAACCAGACAAGCAAAAAAAGATGCACTTAAAATAATTAATTTATTACAATTAGAAGGTAAGGCTAGAGTATTAACACCAAAAGAAAAAAATATAATTAATAATGCTAGTAGAGTATTAGGCGCTAAAGTAGGTCAGGCACTCACATTAAAAACAACGCCAGATGCTTACAAAAAATGATTAGCCGCAAACCTATACTTAAAGCCAAGATGAAGTGCAACAAGCCTAGACGTACGCCCGGGCATAGTAAGAAGTCGCATGTTGTAAAATCATGTTATGACGGCAAAGAGAAGATCATACGCTTTGGACAGCAAGGTGCTAGCACAGCAGGAAAGCCTAAAGCTGGTGAAAGCCAACGTATGAAGAAAAAGAGAGCTAGTTTTAAAGCGAGACATCGCAAGAACATAGCAAAAGGTAAATCAAGCGCAGCCTATTGGGCAAATCGCGTAAAATGGTAATGGAGAGTTAAATGCCAATAGCTGAAGATAGTGCTGGTGGTTCACCTGTACCCATACCTACAAATCTGACAACAAACCTTACTGGAGAAGCAACAGGTAGTGGTACGTTAGATTACACAACAGGCGATATAGACATTACCGTAACTGTTGTAGATAATGGTCATAATCACATACTTGAAAACATAACAGACGTACAAGTAAACAATGCCATAAGCGGTCAAATACTTGTCTACAATGGAACTGTGTGGGCTAATGCAACTAACACTTCTGGTATTACTGCTATTGTACAGGACTTGACTCCCCAGCTTGGCGGAAATCTTGATTTAAATAATCGGAATATCACAGGCACAGGCAATATTGCAATAACAGGTACTATTGATGGGCGTGATGTATCAGCAGACGGCACAAAGCTTGACGGCATTGAATCTGGAGCAACAGCTGACCAAACAGCAGCGCAAATTAAAACTGCGTATGAAAGTAATGCAAACACAAACAATTTTGCTGACGCTGATGTAAGTAAACTAAGTGGTATAGAGCCAGGTGCTACGGCAGACCAAACTGCAGCACAGATTAAAACAGCATACGAAAGCAATAGCAACACAAACGCATTTACAGATGCTGACCATACAAAATTAGACGGAATAGAAACAGCGGCTGATGTTACAGACACAACAAATGTTGTTGCTTCACTTACTGCTGGTACTAATGTAACTATAGCGGCTGATGGTACTATATCTGCAACAGGCGGCAGTAGCGGACTAGCACACGTTGTAGACGATCTTACACCTGAGCTTGGCGGCAATTTAGACTTAAACAGCAAAAATATTACAGGAACAGGTAATATAGATATTGCAGGTAAATTGACACTTGAATCCTCAGACCCAGAAATATTTCTTGTAGATACAAATACGAATGTAACTACG